TGAACTTGCTATGCAAATGATCAAAACACGAGTTGCATCTAACGAAGCACTCATGAATAAAGTCAGTGCAACCAAAGCATGGAGAGCACTTGACGAAAAGGTTGATGCAGCAAACGATGCGAAGGTAAACGAAATTGAACGTATTGCCGAAGCACTAGATAGTTAATCCTTTACTTTTCATAGAAAGTATGATATAATGATTCCAAGCATGAGTAGTGATAGAGTACAAGCATATCGCGTATTTCAAGGTGAGATAGAAAAACTTAACCAAAAGAAATTACCGATTGATAATACTAAAGATGATCACTTCTCATGTACCGAATATTTTGTTATGTTATATCTTAAGAAAAGATGTGATGAGATGGAAAGAAAAGGACACTATTATGACGATGCATCTGGTTAGAGGAATGACCTCGCTCAATACTCGTAAACGTAAATCAGGTAAAAAGACCGAAGCGATCCGTGAAGAAGAACGCAAGATGGAGAAGTTGCTGAAGAAGGTTGGATATGCAAAAACAAACTACAGAGTGTCTATCCCTGACTATCACGTCGAAAGAGTTGCACCTACATCAGATTTTGTTGGTAATGGGTTTAAAAGAGTTGCGAACCAATATACTGGTAATGAACTTGCTGGGATCGGCACATTGCATAAAAGTAATATGGTTCCAGTTCGTAAAGATAGTAATGATGCAAAAGAAATCGCAAGGATGAGAAGAGGTTAATTATGGCAAATCATGTTACAACAACTGTACGTTTTGAAGGTCTTAACGAGGCAGCAGTTTTAAGATTAAACGAATTATATGCAAACGTTCGTACGGACGGAGACTATAAATGGTTCGCTGATATGTTCGTTTCAAAAGATTTACCTTATGAAGAACTTGAGTTGCGTGGGTATAATATAGATCACATGGGTGCTAAATGGAACTACTTTGATGACATGGATAATGACCAGTTTCAAATTACTTCTGCATGGGATAGTCCTTCCGAAGGTATTCAAAAAGTCATTGACGAATTAGCAGATGTTTGTAGTAACTTCTTAACCATATCAACTTATGAAGATGAGTTTCCAAACTTTATTGGAATCCAGATATGGAAGGGCAAAAAGTTAATTGAAGACGAGATGATTCATTGGGAAAATATTGTTGAACGTGCTCAAGATAAGTTTCCTGAACTTGATAGTCAGTGGGATGAAGAAGAAGGTGATTGGAAAACAGAAGAAGCGAATGAGTTCTGGCAAGATACCCAATGGGAGTTTATTTACGACATTCTTGATGAAATCGAACAAGAAACTCGAGAAATATTAAATTAATTTGTAAAAAAGCAAAAAAAAGCTTTACTTATCCTCAAAAGTATAGTATAATATATGGAGAGAGTCATATTTCATAGGAGTTAATCATGGCAGTTCGTAAAAAGAAAAAAGTTGTAGCACGTCGTTCTGGAGCAACAGGAGCACCTTTTGCTAAAGGACTTGATGCTGTTCATTCATTTTTTCATACGGAAGTAGAGCGCAAAGATTTGATCAGTTCGTTCAAGTCTTATGCTAAGACACAGTTGAGTAAGGAGCAAATGAAGTATCTTAATGCTGTTCCTGACTACAAGTTCACTATGGCAACTTGGCACTGTGCAACTGCAGCGTTCCTGATTAACTCTAATGAGAGCAATGAACGTGTAGATTACTGGAAAGGTGCTCTACATGGTTACATACACAAACTCGTTATCATGGGGAAAGACCTATGGTTTGAGAAAGAATCTGAAAGAAAAGATTCTGATCGTATAGTTTCATTGTCTCCGATGCAGAGATTACAAAATAAAATATCTAACACTATCATGCAAGATTTGTTAGATCTAGAAGATTCTTGGATGGAGGGTGAAAAAACTTCTCTTGATATATATGCTCTATTCAAGAAACATGGACTGGGTGCTTCTGCAACAAAACCAGTTCGTGAGGTGATTGAGGGATGGTTACTTGATTATTCAGATGCCTACAACAAGTCATGTCCTGATGCCGTTGAAGGTTATTCTTTCTTGAAAAGACCTGAACTCAATCGCCGACTTAAATCATGTGAAAGTATGATCGCCGATCTTGATCGTATTACTTCTGCTGCTAAAGCAACTCGGAAGACTAAAGTAAAAGCACCGAAGACTGCCGACAAGCAAGTTCGTAATGTTAAGTACAAAACTCAAGATAACGAATTCAAGTTGGTTTCTATACCGCCTATTCAAATGATCGGTAAGATACGTTTGTATCTGTTCAATACTAAAACTAGACGGATCACCGAGTATCTTACTCAGTCTGCTCAAGGATTTGAGATTAGTGGTTCAACGATTAAAAACTTCGATGGTGAAAACAGTCGTTCAGTTAAACTTCGGAAACCAGATGAGTTTATTGGTATCGTCTTGAAAAAGACTCCTAATCAGATCGGCAAAGCATGGTCTGAACTAACTACTAAATCTTCTATTCCTAATGGAAGAATCAACAAAGATACAATCATATTGAAAGCATTCGATAAATGAGTAATCAAGTAGAAGAAAACTTTTTAAACAAAAGCAGATTTTCAAAACTCGTAGAACACGAGGTCGTTGAAAAGTCAATAGGATATATGGAAGCAATCCTATTGTTATGTGAGAAAAATGATATTGACCCAGAAGATGTCAAGAAGTTTATCTCACCAATCATAAAAGATAAGTTAGAGGCAGAAGCAATGGGTCTCAACTTCCTTCCGCAAACTAATACCATTGATTCAGCATTATTTGAATAAAAGTGGTATAAATAAGTTTACTTTATATCGTGAATATGATATAATTATATTTCAGCAATATTTCAGTACATACAAAGGATAAATATATGTCATTCGAAAACCTAAAACGCAATCGCGATCAAATCTCAAAACTCGTACAAGCAGCAGAACAAGCAGGGGGTGGGACTACTGAAAAGAAGTCTTATGCCGATGAACGTATCTGGAAACCAACTGTTGATAAAGCAGGTAATGGTTATGCCGTACTACGATTCCTGCCAGCAACAGAAGGACAAGACCTTCCGTGGGTACGTTATTGGGATCATGGATTCAAAGGTCCAACTGGTCAGTGGTATATCGAAAACTCTCTTACCTCTATTGGTCAACCAGATCCAGTCGGTGAACTCAACAGTCGCTTGTGGAACTCTGGTAATGATGCAGATAAAGAAACTGCTCGTGCACAAAAACGTCGTCTACACTATGTAACGAATGTGCTAGTTGTTTCTGATCCTTCTGCACCGCACAATGAAGGTAAGGTTATGCTTTACAAGTTTGGTAAGAAGATCTTTGATAAATTGATGGATGTTATGCAACCGTCTTTTGCCGATGAAACACCTGTAAACCCATTTGATATGTGGGAAGGTGCCGACTTCAAATTGAAGATTCGTAATGTAGAGGGATATCGTAACTACGATAAGTCTGAGTTCGCTAGTGCATCACCACTAATGGAAGGCGACGATTCTAAACTTGAATCCGTCTTTAATGGTTTGCATGAGCTGAGTGAATTCAACGATCCTAAGAACTATAAGTCTTATGATGAACTAAAAGCAAAGTTGATGCGTGTTCTTGGTGAACGGGAACAGATGGGTGCACCTACTATGGCGCAGGAATCTATGATGAATGAACCTGTAGCAACACCTATGCCAACTCCTGTTCAGGAACCAATCACTGCTGATACTATGGATGGTGACGATACTATGTCTTATTTTGCTAAGTTGGCAAACGAAGACTAAGTTATCCACCAACACCAGAAACAAAACCTGTTTTCATTGCCTGACCATTCCCAGTGGATGGTCGGGTTTCTCCTGCCAATACTGTACCACCGCCACTAACTTGTTGCGAATTATCCTGAACGACAATCGGTGCGCCTCCTGGCATTCTGGTCACAGGTGTTTTTTCCTCGCCTAAAAATTCTGCTGTTCTTCCGACCCCTTTCATCGCTGGTGTAATTTCTCCACTGCCTTTTTTCTTCTTGACTATTCTATAATTACCTTCGTTATCCTGTACAACTGTTTCATCTTTTTTTGCCATTTTCTTAGCAATTGTTGGATTGTTATATTTCGCTTTGCCATAACCTTTTTCAGCATCAGCAGCGTCTAACGCTTTACCTGCATCTATATCTTCTTGCTTTTTACGAGCAACCATTTCAGTGTATGCTTCATCACCCTCAGTATCAAATTTCATTCCGCGAAGTGTCGCAGCTACTTTGTCTCTTCCAGGAAGACCAACTCCTGCAATTTCTAAATTTTCAACAACTCCTGCAACACCTTCTATAATTGAATTAAGAGCACGTTTGAGCATAACAATTGGTGACATAATGATGTTTTTTATCATATCAGTAAAACTGAAACCATCTAAGATTTCTTTAACTTGATCAAACCCAAAGAGTCCTGCAATAAATGATACAACTTCTTTTAAAAGATCAGGAATCACGCCAAATATACCTGAGATAACACCAGCAAAACCACCTAATAATCCGACCGCAAACTTCTTAATGCCACTACCTTCAGTTACACCAAACGCTTCAAAAAATCCAGATATGCCATCAATCAACCCCATAATCACAGTAATTGGCCATGCAAGTCTACCAACAACTTTACCAATGCCTACTAATATTTTCATAAATCCACTGCCTGCCTTTAAAAAAGCAAAGGGTTTCATTATAACATTAGCAATTTTTCCAATTGGTCCATCTGCTGAGAAAAAGTTTCTGATAGGTTTGAAAAAATCTGAAACTCTTTGCATGATACCACTAGCAAAAGACTTAATACCTTTAACATCATCACCCATAAAGGATCCAAACAAGAAATTCTTGATACCGTTAAATCCATTTTTTAAAACTCTAAAGAGACTATTATCGGTAAGAAACTTCATGAAGTCATCAGCACCTGAGGCAAAGAACGTTTTGATTCCTTTAAAGTATCCTTTAACACCTTTAAAAGAATCTTTAATAGGTTTTAAATCTGGTACCAAAGTTTTTAACGCTTTACCCATCGTTGAAAATACTGCTTTGATGCTACCTCTCACGCTTTTTGCGATATCACTAGCATATTCACCAATTTTAGATATTTTCATAAAACCTTTGAAAACTTTACTGACACCTTTAAATACTGCTCTCAGAGTTTTACCTAATTTAGAAAAGTAATCTTTGACCGCAGTAAACACAGCAACTGCAGCAATAATAGCAAGTTTCATAAAAGGACTCATGCCTTTTGCCGGATCTTCTTTTGTGGCAGCACCCTCGCCGCCGCCATCTCCGTCAGAACCCCCACCTTCACGTGCTGCTTCTGCAAGTTGTCGCAAAAGTTTTTCTTGAAGACCATACAGTTTTTGAAAATCTTTCCTAAGACCTTCAACTCCTCTAGCTGTTACTTCTTCAAGTGCGGTTGACGCACTGAGTTTAGCACTTACGTCATTTAAAGTTGCTTCTGCCATATTCTTTTATCCGTTTGCAGTTTGTTCTTGTTGCGCTTTTTCTTTTTCTTCTTTCAGGTGTTGGACTAACATTGATAAATAGACCTCCCTCTCCCATGGAAGCATTCCTTCTAGTTCTGTTAAGGAATACTTGTGATGTTGAATTAAAGAAAAATTGGTACTATAATAATTCTCTAATGATTCATGTGAGAGGCATATCAGAAAAAATTGTCCATACCCTCCAATGTAATTTTGTTTTCATGATTGCAATGTTCACAATTAAATTCTGCATCATAACTTAATTTTGGTATCTCCCCGATGAACTGTGCAATCTTTTCAAACTGTTCACCATTCAATGAATCTAAGAAATTAACTTTTTCTTGCATAGATTCATTTTTCAAATCAATTCTTTCATCTTCCGTAAATAATGTTGACATACATGATATAATCAAATTCATAGATGCTTCGTTGGTTTTTGGTGTATCATCACCGCCATCAAATATGTTAGTGTTCGACATCAAATCATTATAGGTTGGATAGTGCATTTCAATACTGATTTCTGGCGTCAGTTGTACAATTTTTGGTTGCATGTCACCGACGACTTTTGTTTGCATAATGTCGACTTTAACGTCACTTTCTTCTTTACATTCAGAACATTTAATCATCAACTCTGCTGTTTCACCAACAGAC